TCACCCCCGCATCGACCCCATAGCCCCGCCCTATGCCAATCCACGGCCAGCCATGCGTCCCACCTATGGGGCGTCCACCGGGTAGGACCATGCCCCACCGCGAGGCCGACCCGAGGGCGGGCCAGGGGGGTCCCCCAGGGGCCGCGAAGGTTCAGACACCCGTCCCCAAATCCGCGACCACCGGCGACCCCACGGGACCGCCCGGCGGCCTGCTTGGGTCAGGTCGCCAAAGTCAGCCATGAGCCGTGCCCGGCGACCCACACCAATCACCACCACAAGATCCCTGTTGTCACGGCTATGACCACCCATCTAGGTCCGCATAACAAACCGGCAGGGAGCCTCGCTGAGGCGTCCGAGCGTTGACCCCTCCCGAGGTACCACCCGACCCCTTCGGATCGATTCTAGGGGCATCCCTGTGGCTCAGGATCGATCCTGGCGGGTCCATCTGATCGACATCGTCCTAGTGAGGCCCCGGAGAGACCACCTGTGTGGGTGGAACTACCCAACTGTACTGGGCAGATACCCAATGACTTGGGAATCCCCTAGTGACGACGTTGGATCGACCACCCAGTCAGGTGACGTGTCCGGAGTGGCTCAGGGTGACCTCGGTTGACGGTGATCGAAAGATCACCTCACCCAAGGCAGGCTTGGTGTCGTCCCTGATCGGCCTCAGGTAGACCTCAGGGTGACACTAGCTTGCTAGGGCGTGCCCTGAGGCAGCCCTGAGGTACTCTCTGGTGTTTAGGTCTTTTAGTGGTGGACATCAGAGTACCCACCGTAGGGTGTCCCTAGGGACTGCCTAGGGGTACTCTCTGGTATATGGAGTATGACTGGTTATATAGTGGGGTAGAAACATTCCTGACACCGAGGTCGGCAATAGGCCCTCTAGGGGTCAGGAACGGGGGTCGTCACTGTCACCCGGCTGTCACTTGTCAGGCCCGCGAGGCCCGTCCAGTGACCTCGGGATCGGCGTTGTGGCCTGACGGGGCAGGACCGTCGCCGAGGTGATACGCCAGACGCGACGTCCCCCGCGACCGATCTCGATCGCAGGGATGCGTCCGTCGGCACACAGGCGGCGGACCTGCTCGGGGGATATGCCAAGCAAGCCCGCCGCCTGCGGTGCGGTCAGGTAGGTCATTTAATCGGTGCTGCTCTGCCTGTGGACTGGGATTCGTAAACCCATACCGGCAATGCTGTTCCGTGTTTAATCAGAACTACTTCTGTTGGTTGTCGATCGCCCTCTGGCGGTTGGTTGGCTGGTAGTCCTCGGTCTTGTCAAAGATCGAGAGGTCCCAGTCATTGGCGGAGTCGTCCCAACGCATCCACCACTCGTACCAATCGCACTTGCTAATCTGTTCAATCAGGCCCATGTCATGTTTTTCGTCTAAGAAACTGGACAAAGCAGTCAGAACCATTTCTGTTTCTTGGAAGCTCTGCCTCCGGGTCGCATCGACACGGACACCCAGCGGCCCGCACGGCGGTCCTTGGTGTCCTGCTCGAACTGCTTGACGGCCGCTTCGGCCTCGGCCTTGCGGGCCTCGGCAAGACGCTTCTGCTGGTCGACGGCGACCTGGTCCGTGAAGAACCGGACGCAGTCGGCGAAGGCGTCGAGGCGGTCGTCGTGCTTGAGGCAGCCCTCCTCGCGGGTGGCGTGCGTCATCTGGAACATCAGGATCTCGTCGGCGGCGACCGAGTGGTCGACGATGACGCGGTGCATGTTGAGGGCAGGCTCCAGCGTGGCGATGATCCGCTTCATCTTGCTGGTCTTCGCCCACTGGCCGTCCTCGACGGCACACTGGTAGCCCATCTTGGATGCCTGGGCCTGAAGCAGCTTGGTGAACATGCCGTCGCCGAAGTTGGGCTCGACGAGGATCTGCCTGATCCTCTTCGACTTGGCCGTCTCGATGATCTTCGCCAGCACCGACTCGTCATGCCCCATGCGGGACCCGCCGACGCAGGAGACGAAGACGTTGCCGTTCAGCATGTGGCCGCAGCACCACGCCGTCTCGTCGGAGCCGGACCCCGAGGGGTCGACGACCATGACCGACTGCGTGTACTCCTGCCACTTCTCGTCGGCGTGCGACGGGCCGTGGAAGCCGTCCCCGGAGAAGCCGGGGCACTTGATCGCGACCTTGTTCTGCAGGCCCCACACCACGACGGCGGGGGCGATCTCCTCGTTGACCGACATGACCACGAGGTTGCGGCACCGCAGGGGATGCCGGTCGATGTCGCTCAGGGTCGGGTCCAGCCGCATGTGCAATGCGTGCTGTGCCTTGTCCTGTGCCTCGTCGATCAGCAGGTCGTCCTCGGGGAACCGCTCCGGCAGCGTGGGCCTGTCGACCAGCGACGGGTCCGCGTCAAGCTCGGCCCGCAGGATCGGGGCGAGGTGGGTGTGCGGCAGCGTGTTCGGACGCGGGTACCACGCGGGGTAGAACCGCACGTCGAAGACGCCGATGTCGTCCTTGTAGATCGAGTCGAGCGTCTGGAATGTCCCGAGGATGATGATCTCCCCGTCGAACTTGTCCCGCAGCATCTTCTCGCGTTCGATCGCCAGCGTCCGCAGCCGTGCCCTCGCCTCCATCGTCTGGGAGTTCTTGGGCGTTTCGATATCGTCGTCGATATGCAGGTCGGGGTGTGAACCCACCGACGTTCCGGTGATACCATATGCGGCGACCGACGGGTCCTTGGATGCGAGCCTCTTTGAGCCCCAATCGAAGCGGAAAGCACCGTCGATCTGCTTCAGCTCGTTGTCTGTCCCCTCGTTGGATTTCGGTATGAGGTCACGCAGCAGCGGCATTACGTTCACGATATTACGGATCAGTGATACGTTATCCTTGGCCTTCTCGGCCGCACCACTGCGGATGACCTGGATAATCTCGCTGTCGTTCCACCCACGCCACACGGAGTAGGCACAGGTGAGGTACGACTTGCCGACGCCACGCAGGCCGCAGATGAAGCGGCGTCGCGGCCCGTGCTGGAGATACTCGGCGATGTCCCGCTGGAGGCGGTCCGGGCTGGGCAGCCCCAGATACGCCCAGACCGCCTCCGCGAACACCGGGAACTCCTCACGGAGCTGCTTCTCGGTGATCGTCATCGGGACTTCCTGCGTGCCTCCTCGACCTTACGCATCACGTCGTCCATGATTGCGGCGGGGAGGTCGATGCTCTTGCCGAGCTTTGCCATGCGTGGGATGTGCGTGCTGAGGACGGTGCCCCACGGGGACGACGGCTCATCCTTCAGAAGTTGCAAGACGGCCACCGAAACCAGCAGGTCGCTGGCCGTCTGGGCGTCCAGGGGCTTGGTCGCCCCGTTCGAGCTTGGTGAGTCGCTCATCGTGTTCCTTGAACTTGTCCTTGTAGATTTCCATGATGGCCTCGATGCGGCCCATCGCCTTGGAGATGTCGGTGACCTTCCAAGTCCCGTAGACGACGGCCCCGGCCGTGATGAACTGGAGGATCTCGGTGGTCATGCGGTCCTCACGGTCGCCACGTACTTGCGGCTGTTGAAGGAGATCAGGGAACCGAGGGACACGAGTCCCGTGACGGTGGTCAGCAACGCACGGTCGGTCTCGTCCGACCACGAGACGGTCAGGACGTTCCCGGCGGAGCTTCGGCTGACCTTGACGATCCTGCCGGTGCCGCCGCCGTTGTTGTAGAGGTACGCGAAGACGTCCCGTGCCGTGCCGGTCGACAGGTTGCCGAACGTGAACGAGCACGACAGGTACAGTGAGTCGGTCGTGTTGGCGAAGGCGATGTTGCCGTCCCGCACCGTGCCCACCGTGGTGATGGTGAACGACGTGACGTTGCCGGGCGATCCGCTGAACTGCTCCAGCGAGCCCGACCCCACGCCTCCGCTGATCTGTGCGGAGGTGATCTGTTGGGTACTCATTCGGCCTCCATGTAGACCTTGAAGTTGAGGGTCCCGGTCGTGTTGGACCGGGTGATCGTCACGGATGACGTTGAGACCTTCGTGAGCGTGTACGTCACGGTGTTGGCCGTGAACGCATACGAGTCGCCAGCCGAGCCGAAGACGCACGTCAGCGTGACGTCACCGGCACCCGCGTTCCACGACACCGTCAGCTTCCTGACGGAGATCGTCGTGGTCAGCGTGGACATGGCCGACCCCGCCGTCAGGGTGACGGCCTGGTACTCGGCGTCGGGCTTCGTGTCGACGTACGCCTTGGTGGCGGCGTCTGTCGATGACGTGGGCGTCCCGAGCGACGTGATCTTGTTCGACCCCATCGAGATGCTGGACGTCGGTGCCGCCATCTGGTCGAGGCGGCTCGTGCGGACCTGCGTGTCGAACCCGCTGACGTGGGTCGGCGTCACGGTGGTGAACGCGGCGGTCGTGCCGTTGGTCATCAGGACCTGATTGGCCGTGCCGCCGGTGCCGTCGATCTTGGCCTCGGTGACCGCACCATCGAGGATCTTCGCCGTGGTGACGGCGTCGTCGGACAGGGTGCCGACCACCGTGCCGGTGATCCAGCGGACGACGATCTTGTCGCCACTCGCCGGAGCCGTGGTGAACACGATCGAGTCCGGATCTCCGGGGGTGATCGTGTAGTGGGTCGTCGGGTCCTGCATCAGGCCGTTGACGGTGACGATGTAGTCGCCGACCGACGCCGATGCGGGACCGCCCGTGATGACCCACGTCGTCGTCGAGGCGTCCCCGGTGGCCGTGAAGTTGGGCACCGAGGCGATGGTCACGGGAAGCACGCCGGAGACGGCCGCGTTGAGCTGGCTCAGGTTGACGGCATCGCTGCCGTTGACGCCGGTGGCGACGTTCTTGATGCGGATCGACTGGGCATCCCAGATGCCGTCGTCGGCCTTGCGGAGGGCATCGTCGAAGTCGTCGATGATCTCCTGCATCAGGTAGAACACCTGCTTGATCGCGTCGTCGATGTCCGACGCCTTCAGGATGGAGACGGAGGTGAAGTCGATGACCCGGTTGTTCCGGTCCATCGCACGCTGGATCTTGACGTTCGCCGTCCCCGAGGCGGGGGCGGAAACGAAGTCGATCTCCTGTCCCACCGTGTCGACCGTGTAGTCCGTCGTGAGGGTACTGAGGGTACCTCCCACGTAGACGTCAAGCTGCGACGACACCGGCTGTAGGTCGGTGCTGAGGAGCTTGCTGGCGAGCGATGCGTAGGAGAACGACGTGGTCGATCCGTCACCGTTGTGGGTGACGTAGGTCAATGCCATGTCGTGTCAGTCCTTCTTGGTTCTTGGGTTTGCGTGGAAGGTCGTCAGGCCCGCCTGGAACCACCACGCACCCCATCCGGGGATGAGGTTCAGTGCGGGTGCCACCTTGTCCATCTCGATGTCGGTGTCGGGGTCGGTGATCGCCTTTGCGGCGTGGCTCACCGAGCGGCCCAACTGCTGGAGCATGGACGTCATGGGGGTCATGCCGAGATCGAAGCGTCGGCGACGCGGGTTCTTGTCCGAGGATGCGAGGGCGTCATACGTGGCCTCTCCGGCCGACAGCCCCATCTGGGTCCAGACGCCGAGGAACGGGACGCCGGAGATGCTCTGGTACGCCATGCGTACCGGGTCATTGGTCCAGCGGTCGTTCATCTCCTCGGGCGTTGCGGTGCCCTTGGCGATCGCCAGCAGCGTTCGGCCGACGGCCTCGCCGATGGCGAACGACATGAAGATCGGGACGGCCGACGCCATCGTCATCTGGTTGGCGGCCCGGTATGCCAGACCGCCGCCGAAGGCACGCGAGTACGACGACATCTCCGAGAGGATCATGTCCATCGGGGATGCGGAGTCGGTGACTCGCTGCCACGGATTGGCGTCGACGACCTGCTGGTCGACGAGGTCGGTGATGTAGTCGGTGAGCCTGTGCTCGTGCCGCTCGATCCACCGCTGGCGTCCCTGATCGCCCTTGTGGACGAGATCGCTCAGGGTCCATCCGTCCTTCAGGTCAGACCGCTCGACGGTCTTGGAGAACTCGTCGAGGAAGTCGCGGTACAGGATGCCCCGTGCGTTCATCGCCACGGCGTCATCGGAGTTGACCCGATGCTGCTTGGCGATCTTGCGGATGGTTGAGATCCGCTCCCTTGGGGTCATCTCGTTGAGACCGGCCGCGTCCAGTGCGTCGGCCAGCTTGCCCAGCTTGGGCAGGTCAGCCAGCAGACGGCTCTTGACGATGTCGGCCCGAGCCATGCGTGCCAGTCCGGTGACGTACCGGAGCAGGCCAAGCTCGATCGAAGTGGCCGCAGACGCCCCGGTGACGGCCTTGGCCGAGTCGAGGATGCGGCTGCCCGACGAGTCCAGCGGCACGGACTTCCCGGTGACGACGGCCTTGGCCCTCGCCCACGGTGCTCCGAGACGCCTGAAGTAGCCGTCGGCCGCCTTCGGGGAATCCATCGAGGTCGAACCGCTCATGCGGTTGACGATTCTGTAGTGCTCGTACGTGCGGGAGAAGTCGGATTGAGCCTTGGCGATGCTGCCCGCGTCGCGGATGAACGCACGGGTGATCGCCATGATCGTCCGCCCGTAGTCCTTGTGGTCGAGACCTCGGATCTGCAGGATCTGTCCGAGGTACTCCTGAGTCGATGACATCAGTCCCCACGCCGTTCCGAAGAACGTGCGGCTGACGTTGAGTCCGATCTCGGTGAGCACCTGCGGGATGCGTGACGTCTGGAACGAGCGGGGGCGTCGCCCGTAGGCGGCGTTCCTCTTGTTCTCGATGATGTCGAACATCTCCTCCATGTCGCGGGCGACCTGATGGTCCCCGAGACCCTTGATCTTCTGGTAGACCGTGGACTTCGCGATGCGGATGAGGTCACCCATGTCGAAGCCCTCCTCGCCGGAGACGCCCACCATCCGCTGCACGGCCAACGCCTCGTCGAAGCGTGTGGCCGTCTGTCGGCTGTACAGGTGGATCATCTCCCGGAGGTCCGTCTCAAGGTACTTCTGCATGTCCGGATGACGCAGCGTCTCGTCGTCGAACTTCCTCTGGCGTGTGGCGATCACACGCTTGTTGGCGTCGACAACCTTCGGCTCGTGCAGTTCCTCAAGCGTGACGAACTCCTCGCCGAGCACTCGGCTCTGGGAGTCCAACGCCTGATTGAGCATGACGTCGGGCAGGGCCTTCTGGTACGCGGCCTGAGCGTCGGGCGACAACGCCTGCAACTCCGGCCACGAGTCGGTGAACCCGGCGGCACGACCCTTGTCGGTGACCGCGAGGTTGCCCTCGGCGTCCTCAGCGATCCATCCGAGCGACTTGGCGACGCCCCGGTGGATCTCGTTGGACTTGGACCACTTCTCCGTCCACAGCCGTGCAAGGTCCCTCGCGAAGCCTCCTCGGCTGTCGGCGACTGCCTGCACGTCGTGGATCACGGGCAGGTAGTTGAGGTCGGTGTCCTTGGACAGCTTCTTCGCCTCGATGCCCTTCTCACGCCATCGGTTGAACAGTTCGTGGACGGACTTCTTGAGGCCCGCGACATGCGGGTCCGCGATGCGTCCGCCCTCGTTGATTGCCTTGGTGATCTGGTCGCTGATCTCACGCTCCGACAGTCCGGTGAGCATGCTGACCTGAGCGACCGGAGCCGCATAGGCCCGCTCGCCGAGGCCGACGTTGGCCCGCTGGATGCCAAAGATGGAGCGACGCCCCACGTTTGCACGCTTGGTGTCGCGGTTCACGTAATGGACGTCCGAGACCAACTGCCCGAGGAACCGGCCGATCTCGCTGACCTTGGAGAAGATCACGCGGGTCTGGCCCGTCCGGGCGAACATGGCCCTTTTTGCCAACGCCCCAACCTTGGACATGATGGGTCCGTCGGTCAGGGTGTTCAGCAGGCTCATGTGCTGGTGGACGGCGTGGTCTTCGCCCTCGTCCAGAGCCAGAAGGAAGGCCGTGGCGACGTCCGACTGGGAGGGGGGTACAACGTTGCCTCCAGGGCCTTCGGACGCCCCAGCGGGGCTCCCTGCGGCTTTGGTGGGGTATGGTGAGGCTGTCCCGGAGTCGGGGTCATAGCGGTATTCCTTGGACAGCTTCCGCTTGACGTCCTTGACACCGGCGTTGAACGACTCCAGCAGCTTGCTCTGGGTCGGCGTGAACGCCTGCGGGTCCTTGGACTGCTCGGCGGCCAGCCGGGCGGCCTGCTCCCGATACCCACGGAGCTTGGCCGTGAGGTCGGTGAAGCGGGTCGTCAGGGTGGTGGAGGTCTCGGTGGCTCGACGCTGGGCGGCGGTCTCCCGACGCAGGTTGAGCCCGTCGATCTCCGCCTGATACCGGGCCTTGAGGTCCGGGTCGGTGGTCTTGACGATCTTCTTGGTGATGCCCGCAATGCGGCGGTCGATGGACGCGACCGAGGAGGGGTCCTCGGTGCGGGTCATGCGGGTGACCTGTGCCTTGGCCGTCGCCAGCTTCTTGGTCTTCTCGGCGAGGATGGTCCGCAGGCCCTCGGCCTGTGCGGGATCGGTGGTGTCCTTCAGGACCCGGTTCAGGTCGTCGACCGTACGGGTCAGGTGGTTCTTGACCTCGATCGCGTTGGCGACCTCGTTGACCGTCGCCAGCTTCGGCTGCTGGATCGAGGAACGGTTGCGGACCCAGCCCCACAGCTCCTCGGCCGTGGGCTTGAGTTCGTCGATCTTGCCCGTCAGCGACGACAGGAACGATGCGTGCTCGGACTCGGTCATGCCGAGGTTCTCGCGACGCATCAGGTGACGGAACTGGGCGGCCTCCGGGCCGTACCGCTCACGCATGGCGATGGCGGCCGACTGCTTGGCGAGGTTGTACTCGCCGAGGATGGCCCCGGTCGTGGCATGCTCGGACGGCGTGGAGGCACCGGCGACGGCGTCGGCGACCCTTGAGTGGGCCTTGACGAATCCGCCGGATGCCTGATAGTGGAGCAACGCGGGGATCGCGGCGAATGCCGTCCCCAACGCCGCACCCTCACCGGCCGCACCGAGGTAGTCCAGCATCCCCACCGAGTCCCAGTCCAGCAGGCCGTGGTTGACCTGCCAGCGGACGTCGGTATCAAAGCCGTCCACGGCGTTCATCCCGCCGATCACGGCACCGCCCGCAAGGATGGACGCGGCCGTCGCGTTGACGGCCATTCCGGCCTTGGAGGCGACGGAGCCGACGCCGGGCAGCGCAAGGTTGAGTGGATCGGCACCGATGGCGTTGAACGTGGCCGACGCGAACTTCATCGTCGAGTAGCGGAGCCAACCAGCGTTGGCGTCCATGTTCTCGATCTCGCCGTCGATCTGGAGCCGCTCGTTGACGTCACGGAACCAGTTGGCGGCCTGACCGGGGGTGGTCACGGATTTCGCCATCGCGTCCGCCGTGTATCCGGCCTTCTCCATCACGACGCGGGTAGACTCGGGAATCGACTCCCAGTCCTTGCGTGCGTCGTACTGGCCCAGCTTGTCGGCGTTCCAGCCGGTGTTGTCGAGGTCGTTCCAGCCGAGGCCGCCCCAGAGCCGATCGCCCCACGAGAGGACGTTGAAGAATCGGTTGGTCTTGGCCCACCACTGGACGCGGTTGAGGTAATCCCCCACCAGACTTGTTCGGTCTGCCGGGGGCGTGTATGTGGCGACGCCGTTGTCGATCCACTTGGGCGATGCGGCTCCGAACTGATCGGTGGAGCCGTTGTCGTTGCCGAACCACTTGGGATCTGCCAACGTGAATGCGTCGAGTTGTGTCATGGTTTGTTGTACGGGTTCAGCGGCCCGGCATCCTGTAGGGCACGGATGGTCGTGTCGACCGGGTGGCGGTAGAGGTTGAATGCGTCGATCGCAAGGTCGGTCGCCCAGTTGGGCGGGTCCTTGATCTTCGTGACCTGACGTCCGAAGTCCTTGATGGTGATCGCGGAGAACGGCGACCCGTCGACGAAGGTGTCGACCATCCTGCCGTCGTAGAAGGCGACGAACGGAAGGCCCCCGTACGGCGACTCGGGAGGCATGGCCAACTGGCCCGAGTCCAGCGACGGCTGGAACGTGAGGTTCCTGACGAAGTCGGGATTGAGCTTCCCGTCCCCGGTGACGTACGGACGGTCCGTGCGACGCAACGCGGCCGACACTTCGATGCCCTCGCGGGTGGCGATGCGTTCGGCACGACGCTGGCGGTCCTGATCGAGTGCACGGATCACCCCGTCGGGGTTGTCCAGCATCCACGTCCTGACCGTCTCGTTGACGGTGTCCTGATCGGTCATGCCGTCGCGGGGCACGTAGCCGAATGCGTCCTTGACGATCGACACCCGGTTGCCCTGACGCACCCACTTGAGGCCCCATGCGGGCATCGACTCGTAGGTGGCCTTGGCGATCGCGTCGACGTCCCCGCCGAGGGCGGTGGCCGTCGGAGACGACATCGTCATCGCGAGCATCGCCTTGTAGAGACGCTCCGAGTTCGGGTCGATCTCGTCGTCCTGCGTGAGGTGCACCGCACCGCTGGCCTTCAGGGGACGCAACGCCGCCTGGATGCTCGGGGTGTCCGACTTCCACTGCATCGGCGTCCGCATCAGGTCGGGGAACGACCGGACGGCGGAACGCATCTGCTCGAAGAAGGCACCCTCGTCGGCGACCTTGCCGCTGCCCGCCGTGATGACGGTGAACATGGCAGCCACGCCCACCTCGGCGTTGCCCTTGCTGAGCGTGGTGAACAGGTTGCCCTGCACGTCTGGCGGCACCGACTTCAGCATCGTCAGGCTGAGTTCGCGAACCTTGGGGTTCTGCGACATCAGTCCGTTGTTGATGTCGGTCGCCATCTTCTCGGGCATGGTGCCGCGGGAGAAGACGCCGATCTCGAACCCGGCACGCTTGGCGGTGTCCTCGTTGACCGAGGGCGAGCCCGACAGCACGGCCCTGACGGCAGAGACCTCGTACGCCTTGTTGGAGTCGGCGGCGAGGCCGTTGATGGCCTTGGAATACTCGAGCTGGGACTCGGCGGCCTTGGCCTCCTCGGTCGCCAGCTTCTCCTTGCCCTTGGTGATGCGGTCGGTCAGCGTGGCCGCGTACTCGGTGCGACGCTCGGCGACGACGGGGTCGGACGACGCCGGCACCGTGGCGTCGACGATCTGGCCGACGGCGTTGTCCGTGCCGTTGGCCCACAGTGCAAGGGCCTCGTCGTTGTCGAGGTTCCTCTTCAGTGCCCCGGAGGCGGCCACCTGCGTGGTGCCGACGATGCGGCCAAGGTTGGCCTTGAACGACTCATCGGACTCGCGACGGAAGTCGGAGACGATGCGGTCGCGGATGGCCGTGGGGTTGCCGACGAACTTGGGGTTGGCGGCGAGGGCGTCGACCGCACGCAGGCGATCCGTCATGGACGAGACGGGATCGGCCCCGCGAATGCGGGTGATGTTCTCCAGCACCGCCCCCGAGGCGTTGATCTGTGCGACGGCCGGGAGCGTGCCACGGGCCTTCTCGCCCGACAGGTAGACGTCGAAGACGCTGCCCACGTTGTCGGCGGTCATGCCGTCGAGCAACGCATCGGAGGTGACGGCCCACTCGGCCTTGTCCGATTCGGTCCTGAGCTTCTCGGCCGAACCGAGGACATAGGAACCGAGCTTGGTGTTGACGGCGTTGGCTGCGGAGTCGAGCAGCAACGCCTTCTCGACGTCGGTCATCTGACCAACCTGAGACTCGGCATACGTGACGGTCTGCTTGGTGACGTTGTCGAGGAACTGGACGGGGTCCGCCGCAGCCTGACGCTGGAGATCGGGATCGGTCTTTAGTTGGGCCTCGAAACCGAGGACCTTCTGTCGGATGAACCCGTCACGCTTGGCCTTGAGGATGGTCTCGGCGTTGTCGTGCTGGACCTTGAGGACCTCCTCGCGGGCACCACGCCATACGTTGAGACCATCGTCGAGGATGGTCGGCTCGTCGTGGTGCTTCTGGAGGAAGCCCGCCATCGCCTTGGACAGCCCCTCGGGGTTGCCCGCGTAGTCGAGCCGCAGTTGGGCAAGCTCGACCTTGGCCGCGTCCTGCCGCTGCTGACGCTCGGCCTCCAGACGCTGGGCCTCCTCGCGGTTGTCGATGGCCTTCTGGCGGGCCTCGGCGACGGTCATGTCGGTCTTGATGTCGATGGCCCTGGAGGCGAGGTTCCCGAGGCCCTGTAGGACCTGCGAGAACTGCTCCCATGACGACGGACCCGGAGCCTGCTGCTGTGCGGTCGGCAGGTACGGCATCTGGAGCGGAGAGCCGTCCGACGGCAACGGTGTGGTTGGGAATCGACTCATAGGGGATCAGGTCCATTGTCCGGGTGCGGTGGCCGAGGCCGACGCCGATATCGGTGGTGCCGCTGCCAGCGGCTTGCTGAGCGACGCAAGCTGGCCCTGTGCGATCTGAAGGTTGGTCAGGCTGGAGTACAGCCCGAGGCCGGTCTGGAGACCGCCCAAGAGACCGCCGAAGGCGTCCAACGCGGTGGAGCCGCGTGGGATGAAGTTGGGCATCGAGCCCGCGTCGATGGCGTTCTTGGTGGCGTTGAGCTGGATGCCGACGTTGGCGTTCTCGCGTGCGGCCCATCCCTGCACGGAGCGGTTCAGCATGAACTGGTTGTCCGAGCCGAGCGTGCCACGCGACTCCGTGGTGGTGCGGATGGCCGCCGAGTATGCGTCGGCCTGACGTGCGAGACTGGCCCGCTTGTCGATGGCCTCCTGCTCGGCGATGGCCTTGTTGGCCGCCGCGACCTTGGCCGCCTGCTCGGCGTTGCGGCGGTTGGTCTCGTCGATGGCGTTGTTCTGCTGGATGGAGCCAGCGATGCCGGTGGCTGCTGTTGCCGCCCCGGCGATCAGTCCGACGGTCAGCGGGTCAAAGCCGCCCATGGTGTGTTCCTGATTACTTGGTGGCTGCCGAGCGAGCGTTGGGTCTGAAGTCCCCGTCGATCTGGAGCCCGGTGATGTTGAACGGAGTGACGTCGCTGGAGTACAGCCGGATCGACACGGAGTCGGCGGCCTCGTAGACGGTGACGTCGAACTGGCCCTTGGGGGCAATCTCGTACTCGTCCAGTGCGGCGGTACCCACCCGGCGTCCCGTGTACTGCTCGGTGCGGATGTCGCCCGAGGCGGTCGTGACGTCGACGTACAGGAGCCCGGTGTCCCGGACCTGGATCGACAGGTTCTGCAACGACAGCACCCCGACGACCACGGAGCCGTTGCGTGGGTCACGCACGGTCTGCTCGGACAGTTCGCCCGACGACTCGTAGGTGCGGCCCACGACGACGTCATGGTGCGACCAGTTGCCCGGCACGGTCATCGTGGTTCCTCCGGTGGAGGTGCATGACAGGACCTTGCCGTGGCGTCCGAGGGACGCCCACTCGACACCGCAGAAGGCCGTGAGGGCCTCGGTGTCCGAGTACGACTTGGTGAACGTTGTCAGGTTGGTTGCCGACGAGTATGTCCCCGTCACCTTCTCCTTGCGGTCGAGGTGGATGTGGTGAAGCTCGCCGTCGTACTCGGGACGCAGGTCCGCGATGTCGACGGTCTCCAGCCAACCGGTGGAGGCCGACCGCATGAGCAGGTACAGGGTGTTGTCGAAGACGAAGTGCGATGCGATGTCCGAGTGGAAGGTCCATCGGTGGTATGACGATTGAAGGCGCTGATCGCCCTGAATGAGCAACTGGTAGACGTACAGCGAGGCCGTCTCGTCGTCGTAGCGGACGAAGGCCATGTCGTCGGTGGCGACCTCGATCTCGCAGGTGCCGCTGGGCAGGTAGCCGTCGACGTGCTGCGAGACCTGAGCGGCGTTGCCGCCCGTGACGGTGTCCGACGCGACGTGCTCGTAGACCTTGCTGCCCGACGACCAGTCGGTCGCGTAGTACAGCCGGTTGCCCATGACGTCGGGCCGTCCCGCCAGCTTGAGTGCACGGTACGACGGCTGCCACACGACGGTGGTCGGGGACAGGGTGCCGTCCGACGTCGCCTCCATGACGAGGCCCGAGTCGCAGAAGGCCATGAGGGACTTCCGGAAGGGCATCAGGAAGGTGACGTTGGCGATCTCGCCCGTGGAGGACGTCGACAGCGAGATGGGGTCGGACTCGACCACGTTCTCCCAGTCACGCACCCACAGGTTGTAGAGGTCGTCGGCCTGCGAGGACACGACGACGTCACCGGCGGACAGCCACAGGCGGCCCCGGTGGAACGCGACGTCGCTGAGGGTCTGCCCGAAGATGTCGGGACGGGGATTGGTGTTCTCGTCGCCCGAGTACCTCGGTGCCCAGTCGATCAGCGAGACGTCGATCTGGTCGGTCGTCGTGTTGTAGACTACCTTGATCGGCATCGTGCTGGCGGTGATGACGGAGTTGTCGGCCTCGGAGGCGACCTGTTCGTACCACGGCAGGGCCGAGGTCGAGATGGCCTGCCACCAACCGGCGGGGTGGCCCGTGGTGGACGACCGTGCGTACCAATACTTGTTGGCGGCCGAGGCCGACGCCGGGGGCTGCTCGAAGTCGTCCCACGTCGCCTTGTTGTGGGCGTTGGTCGAGGCCGAGACGTTGGTTGCGGAGTATTGGTACGGCACGCCCGAGGGGTTCTCGGTGGCCGTGGTCACCGTCTTGTTGAGGACGATGGTGGTGACGCCCAGCGAGGCGAATCGCAGGTTGGTCTTGGGGTTGGCGACGTTGACGTACGCCTTGGTCGACGAACCCCAGTTGATCGTGACGGCCGCACCGTCCAGCGTGTAGGCACGCATGGGGTTGGTGGCGTCGTTGCGAAACACCAGCAGCACCCGCTTGGTCGGGCTGATCTCGACCCAGTGGCAGGCGATCTCGGTGGCCGAGCCCGGCACGTTGGCGAGCGAGACGTAGCCCGAGGTCCCCGGACGACGCTCAAGCCCCCTCGCGTACTTCATCCAGCAGTTGTCCGACGCCTCAAGCTGGTTGGGGAACCGCAGGGCCGGGGGCTGGGTCGACACGCCGCCGATCAGGTCGGCCACTCCGAATCGTGTGAATGCCATCAGTTGTATCCGGTGCCCCGACGGTACAGACGCCTCGATCCGAGACGCATGGACGAGTCGGAGTCAAGTAGGTTGAAGTCGAGACGGCGGATCTCCTCCGCCCGTGCCTTGGCCCGTGCCGTCTGGAGCCGCTGCTCAAGGACGACACGCTTGGCGTCGTCGGGGGCCGTGCTCATCATGAATGCGTACGAGGCCGCCTCCACCGCCCACTCCTGGTCGGCGTCGGGCATGTCCTCGAAGTCCAGTTGCCTGACCACGCGGAGCCACACCGAGGCCGTGAAGACCGACGTGTCGTTCTCCATGTCGTACAGGTACGGCGAGGAGCCGCCCCTGACCGAGAGCTGGTCGGTGGCGTTGTCCTTGGCCCCGTCGGCACTGAGCGTGTCGCTGGGCAGGGAGATGCGTCCCGACGAGTCGGGGCTGTACTGCTTGAGGACCGCGTTGTACGACAGGCCCTGCGTCTGGATCTTGCGGCACTGGTTGTCCAGTTCGCTCTCCGCCATGATCGAGTTGGACACGACGGTGCCCGACAGCGAGTTCACGGGGGATCGGCCTGCGGACAGCAGGATGCGGTTGACGGCTTCTAGCTTCGTGAGCAGGCCCATTGTGTTCCTATGGAAAAGCCCCCGGCATCCGTGAGGACACCGGGGGCCAGGGAGACGAGAGGTTCGTTAGGCGATCCGCTTGATCGAAACGGTGGTGCCGACGAGGGTGCCGGAGCCGGTTCGGATCTCAAGGGAGCCCGAGTTGTTGTTGAGGCTGATCTGGGTCGCACCGGGCGACGCACCGGCCACGACGTTGGTCGAGCCAGCGACCTTGGTCACGGCGGTGGAACCGCCCGCGTGGTAGAACTCGCCGTATTCGGCGACGCCATCGACGGCCACCTTGTAGAAGGCCGGTTCGAGGTCGGTGCCGGGGTCGCCGAGGACGTAGACACCGGCATTCTGCGATGCGATGAGGCCGGTGAACTTGGACCACGGAATGGTCTCTGCCTTGATGGAGTGACGCGGGACGGAGTACGTGCTGAACGGATTGACTCCGCCGCCGACGGTAAGGCTGGGATTGGGCATGTCTTGGATGTGCTCCTGTGAGGTTACTTAGCTGCCGTTGCCGCAGATGTTGATGGCACAGTACGGACGGAGGGCACCGCCGCCGTGCATGGTGTGGGCAAGGGTCAGCCACTGGAGCTTCTCGCCCTTGCGGACGGTCTCCATCTTGACGCCGTACTTCTCGACCCAACCGACGGCCTGCTCGTGGAAGAGGATGGCCTCGACGTTGGCGGTCGACTGACGCCACAGGGTCGGACCCGTGGTGACGGCGGCCTGACCCCAGAGACCGGCGGACACCTCGAAGATTTCGATGCCCTGATACATGAACGAGGCACCGTACTCGGTGCCCTGCGAGATGCCGGGCGGGCTGAACGGGGCGACGCTGGGCGTTCCGCCGTAGCCGAGGTTGGACGACACGGTGACCGGGATGCCCGCAAGGCCGTACACGCGGCAGGCGTGGAACAGGATCGGGTTGACGGCACAGCGACGGCCCTGCTTCGGGACGTCCTTGTTGTTCAGGGCGATGATGCCCTTGTTGAGCGAGTCGAGGAACGCATCGACGGCGGTGCCGACGTTGGCGGTGGTCCAGCCGGTGTACCGGAGGACGTCGATGTTGTTGTTGGTCAGGACACCGGCGGTGATGCCGAGGGTCGCGTCGGTGATGCTCTCCGGGATCGAGTCGTCGGCGTCGTTGGCGACGACGGCAGAGTTCGACAGGAGGGCGAAGCACCGCTTCTCGGCCTGCGTTGCAAGCTCGGCACCCATCGCGTTGGTGATGGGGGCTCGGGCGTTGTACTGGGTGAACAGCTCGTCGATGTCGTAGCTGGCGTAGCTGGCGACGAGCGGGTTCGTGTCGAGGCCGATCTCGATGTAGCCGGTCTCGAACTCGGAACCGATCACGGAGGCACCGGCCTCAAGGATCTCCGAGCCCATCTTCCAGGTCTTCGCGAAGCGGGCCGTGGTGGCACCGTCCGGGATCGACTTCTTGGAGACGCGGTTGACGAGGCTAAGGGCGGGCTGGAAAGCCTCGTAGACCTCGCTCTGCCACACGGTCAGGTTCATGTCCGTCGCCGTGCGGGATGCGGCGGCGTTCGCGTAATTCGTCATCGGACGAATCAGCGTCTGGTTGTAACTCATTGCTTGGTTGGTCTCTTTGGACAGAGGCCAACCCGCTCATCCGTCGATTGTCGCTACTTGTTGTCCCGAGGTCGCTCTCGGGGCGTTCGCGGTCTCAGTCAGATCAGGTTGTGCCGAAATGAAAACACCCCCGCACATTGCGAGGGTGGAATCAGGCAGGAGGGACTCGAACCCTCTCTCACGGGATCACAGCCCGTGGTGCATAGCCGGTTACACTTCTGCCTAGAAGAGCCCCGCGGATGAATCGGGGGCGGACCACGGGTACTAGCCGCGGTGGGGTGAAGATGCGTTGAGGGACTCGAACCCACATTCGTCCCTGAGGGGGACGTCCTGCCGATTGGATGAAACGCATCGAACTCAGCAGCGGTAGCGAAGTTCCTTGGGCGGCCGCTGGATGAATCAGTTGGAAGGCTTACCCGGACTTAGCCTCGTGAGGGGCCGGGGCTCGGTGGCGTGAGGTAGCTAGCGTAGGACTCACGGCCGTTTCGTCCCTTGTGGGGCCGAGTCAGTCACTTGCCGAACAGCGACTTCAGCTTCTCAAGGCCGAAGACGTTGCCGAGGACATATCCGGCGGCGAGGCACAGGCCCGCGAAGGCGAGGCTGCCGATCAGTGATTCGATGGAGGCGAGGAGCATGTCATTTGCCTTTCTGTTGCTTGAACAGCGTGTTCTTGATGGGGTCCTGCCGCATGACGGCGGCAAGCTCCTTGGGGTCGGCCCGTCCCGCGATGACGTCCTGCATCAGCTTGGTCTCGGACTTCTTCTGGTCGGACGCGAATGCCGCACCGATGCGTGAGAAGACCGGACGGAGCAGGTTGCCGACGCCCCAGTACCAACTGAGGACGCACAGGCCGACGATGAGCACCGCAGCCGAGACGTACTCGATCAGCGTGACCCACTGGCTCTGCGTGTCCTGCACGTTGCCCGCGTGCACGGAGATCGTGTTGCACTCGGACTGGATCGACGACATCGACGACGCGATCTGGGATGCGTTCTGCACGATCATCGGAAGGTCCGGGGCGTCGGACGCGGCCGAGGCCGCGATCTCCTGAGCCTTGACCTTGGACTCCGTGGCAAGCTGGTTGACGGTGGTGGCGGCCTTGGTAATCTCGGCCGTGTGGCTGCACGACGCCGGGGCACAGCCCGGCATCAGCGTCAGGACAAGTAGCCCTGCTGCCGCAATGTTGCTTCGTGCCGTAGTGCCACCTCCCTTCGGAACGACTCGTTGTGCGGATCGCGGTATCGCGGGTCCGCGTAGGCAGATCGACGCTCGGCCTCGTCCCTGAACGGCAGGACGCCGCTGGGACCGGCCTGGGGCGAGCCCGTGGGCGTGGGCCTCGGTTCGCCGTGCGTCGGGCTGGAAGCCTCCCAGCGGGCCTTGAGGCCCATCAGGGTGGTCTTCCACGCGGGACTCTTGAGTGCGGCGTCCACGACCGGCCGCTCATCGGCGGGCAGGTTGGTCGACGCCCACTGGATCAGTGCGTTCAGGTTCTGCTCGCCGCCGACCATCTGCTTCGCCTCGTTGAGGGAAGCCTGACGGGTGGCCTTGATGCCGGTCAGCGCCTGATCGAGGACCGCCTGCGGGATGCCGGTCTTCAGGACCGCATCGCGGGTGGCCTGCGACAGGTCCCCGGTCTGGCCCACCTCGGTCTCGACGACCTTCCAGATGTCCGGCCCCTGCGGGGCTGCGGGCGGCTCGGGGATGCCGAGGCCCTGAACGTCGGGGGCCGCAGGCGTCTGGGTGGGCTGTGGTGAGGGTACCTGAGCCGCCTGATCGGCGACCCCGTACTTCTTCCTGAACTCGGCGTTCTCGGTCGCCAGCTTGGAGCTGTGCGACTCCATGTTGACGTATGCCTTGATGAGGTTGTCGACCCACACGGAGGGGTCGTCGCCGACGCGGAACTTGTCCGGGATCGACGCGGGGTTCTTCAGGAGATTGGCCCGCGTCGTCTCGACGTGCTGCTCGAACTCGCTCTTGGGCGGTTGTGCTGTGGTGGTGGTCTCGTCTGCCATGTGTCCTATTTCTTGCTAACGGCCGCCTTGGCACCCGCCTCTGCGGCGGAGCCCAGCGACTGGATGCCCTGTTGTGCCGCCATCATCTGCAACTGCTGCTGCATCTCGGCGGCCTTCTCCTGCGGTGTCTTCACGAGGTCGGTCGGGTCCCAGCCGTTGGCCGCGATCTTCCGACGCAGGTATCCGTCCCACTTGACCTCGGACTGCAACGGAGGGATCTGCGACACCTCCATCGCGAACTGGCTGAGCTGTGCGTTCTCGACCTCCTTCGCCAGCGACTCAAGGCCGGTGCGGATCGTCAGGTCGACGAAGCCGTCGCCGTTGGACTGGTCGAGGACCTCCTTGATCTCGGGGCTCTCCTTCGCCATCAGTGCCATGGCACGACGGATGATCTTGAGCTGGATGTCGGAAGCCTTGGAGGCGAAGTTCGGCCCGAGGACCCCGAAGAGTTCCTGAGCCATGATCTGCCACTCGGCCGCCGTCTGGCGGTCCTTGTTCTGCTGGATCGCCGACGCCATCAGGAACGCACGGCCGAGGTCACGACGGATGTCCTGACGGGCCTGCATCGCCGACGCGAGCTGGATCTGGGATCCGGCGGTGATCGGGAAGACGTCGTCCTTGCGGGCGGGGACGGGCTCGCCGTTCTCGCACCCCATGATGTCGGCGATCTCGGTGATGCCGCTCGGGTCGATGCCGATCAGGGCCTTGCTGATGAGCAGCGAGCCCTCCTTGACGGCCTTGGCGATGGACTCGGCGAACATCACGTCGCCCTCGATGTCCTCGATGTAGGACCTCGCGTAGTGCGACTTGGGGACCCGACGCCACTCGTTGAAGACGAAGGGCTCGTACAGGTACGCACCCCGGTCGACGATGACGCCTCGGAACTCCTTGGTGACCATCCACTTCTTGGACGCCTTGTCCCACCACACCTTGGTGTAGCAGCACTCGACGTCCTGTGCGTAGGTCTGGGACTGACGTGCGGGAACGTTCTTCCACTCGTCGGGAAGCTCGTCGCCGTCAACCCACTCACGCAGGATGAACCACTCGACCTCGCCGTTGGGCTTGCAACGCTTGACGTAGTCCTCGAAGCTGTGGTTCGAGAATGTCCAGTCGTCGTGGAACCAGATGAGGTCGTTGCCGCCGACGAGCATCTTCTCGTTCGACTCGGTGAAGGACCGCCGCAGGTTGGTACCGAGCAGACGCTTGATGACCGGGTCTCGCACACGCAGGTTCAGCGTGGTCTCCGCGTCCGCCGTCGAGGTGCCCTGCGGCACCTTCAGCTTGTTCGGCGACGCCTCGAACCACGGCACCCCGTTGGCGGGGAACACCGCGTCGGTGATCTTGGCCGACAGGTTCGAGATGCCGCGTGCGACCGTGGAGTCGTACGGCAGCGGAAGCTCGTCCTGGTCGCCCGTGAACCCCATCGCGGGGAACAGCGAGGGGATCGTGATGGATGAGCACCGCCTGGCCGCGTCAAGCCGGATCTGCCGCCGGGTCTCCTCGACCTGCCAGCAGTCGGCCGTCGTCTTGTCAGCCATTGCTCACCCCCGGAATGTACAGGCCGGTCACGACGCTACGGGTCGATGCCCGGCTTCGGCTTGCGACCACGGCGTCGGCCGCCGACGTTGACGACTTCTGCCGTTCCTTCTCCGCCTTCTGTGCTATCTGCTCCGGGGTCTCCACCGGCGGAGGTGGGGGCGGAGACGGGCTTCCGAAGAGACTTCCCATCGGTGTTGTTCTTCCTGTGGTGAAACTCAAGGACCTCGTACATCTGTCGCCGGGCGGCTACGCCCTGCAACTTGCCGAGGTCCTCGGGTCTGCAATTGATGATCTGTGATGTGGTGATGGCCGGGAACTTCCGGTCAAGCCACTGGAGCAGCTCCAGAGGGATGCGTGGCACCGGCTCGGGCTGCGGCTTCTCTCGTCTTTGCATTCAGTTGGTCCGGCGTGTCGGCGTCAATGTCGAACCCGAGCAGGCCCAACGCCATCGCCGTGAGGCCGACGCAGTTGAGCGGTCTCGGTCCCCCGCGACGCCACCAGCGGAGGTGCTCCCTGACGTCCTCGCGGACGGTCCATCCCGTCGTCGCCATGACGAGCCACGGAACGACGACGGCCACCGGACCCAGGTCGTGGGTCTCGATGGCCGGGTATGTGTCGTATACGTCGGGGCTGTCGGTCCAGCCGGAGGTGCCGCCCATTCCGAGCAGGCACCACCCGGCGATGTCGACGTGGGCGTGGGTCAGCCGCTGCTTGCCGATTCGCTTGACGAGACGCAGGGGGCCTCGCTCGGAATCGCTGTAGGCGACACGGACTCGTACGACCGAAGGTTGCACAGGTACGGTCTCTTGTTGTCGACGTCCCAGTCCCGTGCGGTCAGCACCTTGGAGACTCGGGCCATCTGTGTCATGTACTCGTGGGACAGACCCGCCTCCATGTAGCGGAGGATGATCGCCCGCATGGGGTCCTCGGCATCGAGCAGGACCTTGGCCCGCTTGGGGCCGACGCCAGGGATGCCGGGGAAACCGTCGGTGGGATCGCCGCACACCCACTGCATGAGCCAGTGGCGGTACGCTTCCATCGAGGTGACGGGGAACCGCAGTTCCTTGTCCGGGTTGTAGTGCCAGCCGTGGATCTGCTTGAGGTCCTTGTCGATGGACACAGCGATGGGGTCCTCGACGGAGCCGTCGGTCATCAGGATGCCGATGACGTCGTCCGCCTCAAGGCAACCGTGGTGGTCCGCCACCGTGAAGGTGTCGCGGATCGCCTGACGGCACTCCTCAAGGAACGTGGGACGCTCTCGGCCGTGGCGGTTGGCCTTGTAGTCGGGCCAGAGGTCGTACCTGAAGCACCGCGGTGCGGACAGGCAGCAGATGATCGAGTCGGCACCCGCCATGCGGGTCCACTCCCTCACCATACGCAGCGTGCGACGCACCGCGTCCCCGCAGTCCTCGTTCAGTTCGTAGTCCGAGGAGGCGGCAACGCGATGGGCAATGATGTCTGCGTCGATGAGTGCGGTGGTCATGGGACGTCTCTGGTGAACTTCACGCGGGACTGCTTCGGCACCTTGACGGTCTGGGTGTCGACCCAGTTCCCGTAGGGACCGACGTACTGGACGATGATCTCCACGGTCTTCGCCTCGGCGAGTCCGTTGTAGACCTCGACCGAGTAGTCGCCGTTGAAGCTGATCTTGGAGGTGCCCGCGACGCCCTGAACCCACGCCGTCGGGTAGCCGACGGAGGTGGAGGAGCCTTGGGAACCGCCGCCCTGACCCTGCACGGTGCCGTGCTTGATGGTCAGGTAGAACTGGGGATCGCTCATAGGGTGCCGTAGCTCACGAGGGGGATGACCGAGGCGGCCGTTCCGCCCGACGCACCGTTGACGTTGCAGACGATCATCACACGCTCGAAGTCGCGGGTGTCAACCTCAAGCCACGACAGGTCGTTCGTGGTGTTGATCGAACGGAAGGCGGTCGTTGGCAGCGAGTAGGCGGACACCGTGATGGTGTCTGCCCAGAAGTTGTTGGCCGCCCCGAGGAACAGCTTGGAGCCCGCCGTGGCCGTGCCATTCAGCAGCAGCGTGGCGGTGTCGTAGGCGGTGCCGCCGTTGACGTGGCTCTTGATGCCGTAGACGCCGAAGACGGCGACCTCGTTGTCGGCGTCGGTCACGACGAAGGCGATCTGGATGACCGGCTTCTCGTGGGTGAAGACGTACCGGCCAATCGAGACGTTCGTGACGAACGCCGTGGCCGAGTCGTTGATGGTCGCCAACGCCGTGGAGTACGTGCTGGCGGTGTCTGTCGGGGAGGAGGGAGCCCAGCCCACCGGCTTGGTGGCGGGGTGGGCACGATATGCGAACGGCACGGAGCCGCCGAAGCTGGACATGTTGTGTTCTCTCAGGAGCGGACACCGCGACGGTCAGATCGCGGGGAGGAGATGATCGGGACGCCCGAGCCGTACATGGTCTGCCACAGGAAGCGGCCCCACTCGACGCATCCCCGGTAGGAGGGGTGGACGCCGTCGTAGAGCATTCCCTTAAAGGCGTTGCCCGTGGCCGAGTACATCTCGGTGGTCGTGAAGTAGTCGGCGAACCACTGGTAGGTGTCGACGAAGACGATGTTCTGGTTGGCCCGTGCGATGCCCCGCATGATGGAGGACACCGACGGGTACCAGCCGGAGCCGGACTTGGTGCCGCCGACGGTACGCCACGGGGACGACAGGATGATGAGCGGCTGGGCGATACCGGCGAGGGCCGCACAGCGGTACACCTTGGCGATCATGTTCATGATGCCGTCGCGGATCAGGGACTCGCTGTACGAGCCGCCGTTCCACTGGGCCGTCGTGTGGTTCTCGCCGATGTGCATGAACACGACGTTGGTGGCCAACGCCGCCGACGTGCCACGGACCTTCAGCTTGTTGGCGAGCTGCGTGTCCGTGTAGTTGTCGATGTGGCTCTGGGTCGTGTAGCCGGAGACCGACGCCGAGTCGTAGTAGAACCCGGTGGTGTTGGTCGAGTCCTCAAGCGAGTAGCCGTAGTGGACGTGGCTCTTGCCCGTGAGGTCCGTCGCGGTGGTCTTGTAGTGGTTGATCTGGAGGCAGCCGGTGTGGTTGCAGTTCGATGCGGCGACCAGGTAGGTCGAACTCATCTGGGTGCCGGGCACCACCGTTCCGTACCCCTCGTACTGCACCGCGAGCGGGGCGGCGGTGAGGCCGGGTGCGTTGTCCTGGTCCACCTGCGTGGACGGCAGCGACGCGGTCACCCACTCAAGGCCGGGGGTCGTGGTCGGCGTGATGGAGTAGTCGACGTTGGTGCCGGTGACGGCACCCTGACCCTCCTTCACGTTGATGGCCATGCCCGCCGTGACGGCGTTGGCGTGCCCTAGATGCAGCAGCTTCACCTTGATGGCGTCGGTGGCCTTGCCCGTGATCCAGTCACCGGCCTTGCACACCTCGCCGAACTGGCTGATGCCGCGTGCCCCGGTGAACATGGTGGCGAACGTCTCGTACGCCGTGTTGACGCCGGTGAACGCCTTCTTGTACCACTTGAGGGGAAGCGGATTGTCCGTTCCCGACAGCGGCTGGTCACCTGAGGTGGCGAAGTCGTTGTCGCTGCCCGTGGTGGCCGTGACGTTCGACCCGTTGGCTGGGGAGAAGTTGGCGAAGGGCAGCGAGTAGGCGACCGCCTGCGTGCCGTCGAAGTTGTTCAGTGCCTCGGCGGACGCACCGCTCCGTGGCATGAAGAAGCCGCTCCACCCGTTGGGGACCTTCCACGACCGCCAGATGCCGTAGAACAGGTTACGCGGCGAGGTCATCGCCGAGATGGAGTCACCCATCGAGAGCATGTTCACTGGGCCGGTGGCGAACTTGGCCTGTGCCAGCTCGGGGTTGACTGCGTATCGTGTTTCGGTAGGCATGTGTGGTATGGTGGGGGTAGGTCACGACACGGCCTCACGGAGCCAGTCATTGACAGCACCCTTGATCTTGTATCGAAACGCCTTCTCGCTCCGTGAGTTCACGACGACCCGGTCGAACAGACCGTCGTCGAACTGTCCGTTGATGTAGCCGTTCGCCAACGCCTCGGACTCGTGGCGTCGCCACGACTCGCTCAGGTCGACGCGGCCCTTGGGGTCCACGAAGATGACCTGTGCGTTGCACGAGTGCATGAGAACGACCTCGTTGACGTACCGCACGTCGTCGATCAGGACCAGCGTCTCACGCCAGTCCTTCGCGTCGTCGACGACCGTGTACGCCAGCAGCTCCGCCTTCTTCAGCCTGCCGAGCCGCTCGGCCATCCGGATGCACCAGTGGTTGGGGTCCTCGGCACGACGCGACTCGCCCCACCGCTGCATCGTCGAGCGGTACAGCTCGGGCTTGGTGTCGCGGTTCACGGGCTCGCCCGTCTTGGCCGTCAGGTAGCTCGCCAGACGCTTCCACGCGAGACGCATGGGCTTCGCGAAGGACTCGCGGACGACCGTGTGGTCGGCCTTGCAGAGGTCCTCGACGATGTCGGCGGCCTTGGACTTGCCCGCTCGGGCCGGTCCAGCGAATGCGATGATCTTCAACTGTAAGGCACGAGGCCCCGCTTGTTTCGTTTGGTTATGTCGACGCGGTAGATCAACCGACAGATGCCGTTCGAGAGGATCTCTCGACGCCACCATCGGGATGCACGGGGATGGACGATGGGTCGCATCTCCCGAGGCAGTCCGTGTCTGATCTTCAAGTCTTGGGGATCGCCTTGATGGCGGCCTCGATCTGCGAGCGGATGTCGGCCCACTCGTGGCCGTCCAGCCACCGCTCGATCGGGCGGTCCTTCGGCCGGTCGGGCCGAGAGACGGTGATGTACGTCTTTTCCATGTCGGGGTCGATTCGGATGAGGATGTTCAGCCTCAGTGCGTCAGTGCCCACGTTGCTCCGATCTTGAACTCGCCCGTCAGCGGGCACGCGAGGTTGAACCGCTCGCCCGCACGGCGGATCGAGTCGACGCAGTGGCGTCCCAGTTCCTCGGCCACGGTCGGCTCGCACTCGATCTGGAACTCGTCGTGTACGTTGAGCATGAACGCGGCGTCGCCGTAGCCGAAGGCCGAGTGCTCAGCCGCGTAGCAGAGCGCCTGCTTCATCACGACGGCACCCGCCGATTGCAGCAGCGTGTTCAGTGCCGAGTGCTCGCTGCGTACGGGCAGCGGACGGCCGTCAAGGCCACGCAGCATCTGGTTCTTGGCCACGTCGATCCTGATCTGGTTCAGCAGCGGGTCCAGCTTCAACTCACGCTTGAAGGCGTCGATGATCTTGCGTGCCTTGGGAATCGAGATGCCGAGCGTCTTGGCGACCTTGCCGGGACCCGCTCCGTAACATACCGAATATGTAACCGTCTTCGTGGTGTCACGAGAGCCGGCACCGATCTTCTTCTGGGTGTGCGTGTGGATGTCGCCGTTGGTCAGCACCTTGACGTACTCGCCGCCGTCATAGTGTGCGAGGTACGACCCGAGCATCCGCAACTCAAGGCCCGATGCGTCGCAGCCGATCTGCACCCACTTGCGTCTCGTCGGGCGGAACAGCCCACGGCACTCCTTGCCGTACGGGGAGCCGACCTTGGGGACCTGGGCCATGTTCGGCCTGGAGTGGGTCATGCGGCCGGTCACGCACCCGTTGGTGTTGACCTCGCCGTGGATCACCCCGTTCTCGTTCATGTCCAGCCACTGGTCGATCTGGCCGATCCGCTTCTGGACCAGCAGGTACCGCTCCAGCAGACGTGCCTCGGGATACCGCAGCGTCGACAGCACGGCCTCGTCGACCCTCGGCTGGCCTGACTCGGTGTGGTCCTGAGGCTCCCAGCCCATCTCCATGAACCGCTCGGCGATCTGCTGGCGTGAGCCGGGGTTGAACGGTATCCACTTGACCTTCGTCTTCAGTTGGACGGGCTTGGCGGGGAACGCCCGCTGGAGGTCCTGCTCCAGTCGCCCAAGCTCGTCCCGCAGGTCGGAGCGAAGGATGGCCGCCGAGTCAGCCTCGAAGCCGACTCCGTTGAGGTACTGGCCGAGGATGATCTTGGAGACGTCATGCTCGATGCGTACCGCATCGCGGCACTGCATTGCGGCAGGCAGAAGACGCCGGTACAGGGACACGGTGATGTCGACGTCCCGCAGGCAGTAGGTCTCCATCTCTGGAGTCCACTGGCTGAAGTCCTTGTGGTCGAGCTTCGGCATCCCAAGTGCAGCACCCCACTCGGCGAGTCCGTTACCGCCCGCAGGATGCTGCGTCCGATCGGGGTGCAGCAGTCGAGACAGGCGTAGGGTATCGACGCACGGTGTTGTGACTGCCAGTCCACTGAGCCGTGATAGAACAGGAACGTCATACTCGACTCCGTTGTGTGCGATCAGCCGCCGTGCCGAGTTCAGCAGCGACACGGCGTCGGCCAACTGGTGCTCGCGGAACGACCACGTCCGGCCCGAGTCAATGTCCTTGACGCAGACGAGGTGGATCTTGGTCGCCTTCCGCAGCAGGTCGTCGGCTTCCACGTCGAAGGCGAGTATCACGGAGTAATGGCCTCGATGCGTGCCTTGGCGATCTCAACATATTCTGGCTCTCGTTCGATGCCGATGAAACGGAAGCCCTCTAGGCGTGCGGCCTTGCCGGTGGAGCCGGAGCCTGTGAACGGGTCGAGCACGACGCCACCGGGCGGCGTGACGAGTCGGCAGAGGTACCGCATGAGGGCGGTGGGCTTGACGGTGGGGTGGTTGTTTCGGCTTGGTTGAGTGCGGAATCGCTCAGACACGGGGTCCAGAGACTCGCGGTCGTTGTCCGCCACGCCGAGTTTCGCTGTTCGCTTCATCTCTAGATCCCCGCACCCCTCATCCCGATCCGCCTTGCTCGCCTTGGGGCAGTAGAAGTACCGCGAGCATTCACCCATCCCGGCGGTCGCTTCCTCGCTCCCGTCGTGGATCAGGTTCGCGGGCCAGCGGCCGGAGTGGATGCTTTCGGAACATCCGTTGAATCCAGCAGAGTTCCCGACGCTGGTGAAGCTGGAACCCTTTTGCTTTGCACAAGTCTTGATTGCTTCGCTTCCAACCCGACACCCATCCACATTGATCGCTCCCGTGCCGTACGTCAGCACGTTCTCGGCGACCGTACCGATGAGCGGCTTCCGGGCGACGGTGATCGGCTCCAGTGCTGGCTTCAGGGCGGTGCCCCAGCCCCTCCATTCTGCTTCCGTGATGCTTCGGCATGTCGGTTCGTGCTCATCGCCTTCCGCATTACATGAGCAACCGCCAAGGTTGTGACTTTTCGGGAAACCACTGCCATAGACCCACGCGATCATGTCGCGGATCTCAAACCCAGCATCCTCGATCCGGCAGCACATCCGATGCTGCGTGCGGGTTCCGGCGAAGGCGAGCAGGTGGCCTCCGGGCTTCAGCACCCGCAGGCACTCCGCCCAAATCTCGACGCTAGGCACGTCATAGTCCCACTTGCGGCCCATGAAAGACAGGCCGTACGGCGGGTCCGTCACGACAGCATCCACCGACGCATCAGGCATGTCCCGCATCGTGGCGAGACACTCTCCGCATGTGATGGATATGTCGCTCAGCAATCCGACTTTGGTCACTCGGCCTTGGTCTTCTTCGCCTGTGGCTGCGGAGGAGGCGTGGGCGTCGACTCAAGGGCAGCGATGCGGGCCTCAAGGGCGGCCGTCTTGGCGTCGTTCTCCCGGACGTACTCCCGCAGGAGTCTCA